CCTTTGCGTGCGCGCACACGCACCCGAAGGAACTTGCGATGGTCGCGCCCGAGCATTACGAGTGGATGCGCGAGAACGTGCTGCATGAGTTGCGCCCGTTGGCCGAAATGCTGGCGACACCGGACGAAGAGTTGCGCTGGTGGAACGCTGCGCCCGTCACGCCCGTGTCGAAGCTGCTGCATCGTGCGAGGCACGAATCACCTGCATCTACAGCGGGCCAATACTACAGCGACAAAGATCAGTTCTACACAATGACCGTCAACGGTCGCACGGTGATGATGCGTGTTGGGCCTGCCAGCAAGGACGAAGAGGCTGGCTGGGACCGCATGCCCGCGACGATCGACCCAGTGACGCAGTTGCCTCGTTACGAGGGCAGCCTCTTCAATAAGTTTCGATCGCGCGAGTACATGAAGGAAATCTACGACGAAAAAGGCAACCTGCTGGACTCCGATCAGGCGACTCTGTTTCTCGGACAGGGCGACGCGAAGATCGAGAAGTTCGTCGCGGAGTTGGGCGACGATCCGATTGCTGCGTACACGAAGCTGTACGACAAAAAAGGCAAACTCTGGGAGGGCGGAAAAACGAACCTTGGGCGCAAGATTTTCAATGCGCTAGGCGGCAATCTCGGCAACGCGACTGATGAGCAAATGGCTGCTGGCTTGCACCTCACGCCGGAAGGGCGCGCGAAGATACCAGGCACGTTAGAGTTTGAGCGCAGACGCGTGGCGAAGCTGCACGCGAAGGGCGAGGATGCGATCCAAGAGCGCCACGAATGGACGCCTGTCGAAATTTCGCCCGAAGAGTTTATGGCGAAGTCGGGCACGTTCAAATTCAACGGTATCCGACTAGCGCCGCCTGAACGACAGACGATGCAGGCGCGCGAGACTGTCGACGGCAAGAGCATGGCGCAGACGTTCTATGATCCGGTCACGGGGAAGCATGAGCCCGTGCTGACGGCGAAGTTGTACGAGCAACGCAACCCTGATGGAACGTGGACCAAAATTTGGGTGAACGCGTCGAACGCGTTTGCGACTGGCGACAAAATTAAGTTGCCGGATGGCAACGGCAACTGGCGTTGGACCGTGTTGACGGAGGATATGCCGACTGACCCGCACAAGTTGGCGAAGCAGATCGGCGGCTGCACTGGCGCGTCGATCCTTGCCGAGAACCATCGCTACGGGCGTGGGCAGATCATGGACCCTGTGTTGGCGTCGCTGCTGAATCCAGGCGGGCGCGTAGACATTCAAAACGCAGGCGACTTGATTGACCTGATGCGCAAGGCGGCAGAAGCCACTGAGCCCCGCCGCACATGGGTGTCTATTTCAGGCAAGGCAGAGCAAGGCGCGGAACGCGGTCTGGCGCATATCGAAGTCGAGTGGGACGGCAAGGGACCGCCGAAAGTCGTTGGCGACTACTGGGCAAGGCAACTGGGCAAGTCCAGTATCCGCATTGACGAACTGCTCGACGCGAATAACGAGATCCGTTTGCCGCGTGTGATCGATCGTCGCGGCGAAGCAAAAAAGAAAGTGCCGATCAAACCCGGTGTGATCGGGTGGATTCTTTACCCCGGCAGCGACAAGCGGATACTTGCTCGCGTGATCAAGCGAGCGAAGGACGGTTGGACTGTGATGCCCGAAGCAGGGCAAGGCGCGGGCATCAAACAAGTGCTGCTGCGCGTTGACGCAGTGACGCCGCGCGAAGCTGGCATCATTCCGGCGACTGGCAAAAAGGACGTGCGGCGTAGGTTTGTGGAGCCGTTGCAGAGCCACGTACTTCTGTACGCAGACGAAGTGGTCACAGGGTCGGCTATCGAGGAAGGGTCGGGCGTAATCAGGATCAAGCTGCCTAAAGACGGATCTATGACGCGTGACCGCATCCTCCAAATGGAGGGCGTGTACGAGCCCGCGCTCGATCCTGATCAGGACGCAGACGACGCGCCGATCGGGATCAACATATCCGACCTACCGGCACTGCGAAAAGCACTTGGCGGATTTATGATGGAGGATCGCGTGCGGGCGATGCTCGATATCGCGATGGTCGCTGAACGCAGTGTGTCCGAGCAAGTCGGGCGCAAGAACATCGCGAAGACGGAGGACTTCATCCAGCCTAACGGCAACATCAACCCAGACGGGCTGCTGCGCGGCATGCGCGCAGACGACGACGGGTTCCAGCCGGGCGAGCACCGGATAACAGCCTTGCAGAAACTGGCAAACAACGGCGGGCGCATGATGGCTGCGCACTTCATGGGTACAGGCAAGACGGGTCTTGCGATCATGGCGTCCGCAATGATGCGCAACTTGGTGGACGGCAACGGAGCACCGCACCCCAACCGCACGTCGAAGAAAACGATCATTGTAGTGCCGCTGAACACTGCCGAGAACTGGTTTCAAGAATTCAAGCAACGGGCCGGATACGTTCCTACGCTTGCAGGCGCAGCGACGCTTGCAGGCGCACAGCAGCTACCCAAGCTGCCGCCGCGCGGTGCAAAGGACACTGACGAGGCGTTCCGCAAGAAAGTGATTCAGCATTGGAAGGATCAAATAGAGAAGCGTCCTGGTATGTGGGATCCGTTCAACGACACAAACAACGAACTGGTTTGCCCGTACGAGTATTTCAGAGATCACTCTGAAGCGTTGCTCGCGACGGGTCTGTTCGACGGCATGGTGGTTGACGAAGCGCACAAGATCGCCAACGACAACGAAGTATCTAAAGCTGTCGAGCGGTGGAACCCGCACATGAAGCTGTTCCTGGCTATGACAGGCACGCCGGTCAATAACACGCTGCACACGGTGCCTCGCTTGCTGCGTCTGATCACGGCGGGCGCTGTTGATCTCGGCACCGAAGATCAGTTTGAAAACGAGTATCTGGTCGCGAGTGCAACGCAGCGTGCGTTGGGCGTGAAGAATCCGCGCAAGTTGGATTTGAATCCGATGCGTGCGGGCAAGCTGGCACGCTATCTGTTTCAATACTTCGACGTGAAAAACACCACGGACGTCAAAGGCCAGAACATGCCAGCGGTGTTGCTGGACGAAAACCAGCCCGCGCACATGACCGGCATGCAGGCGGTGATGTACCGCGCTGCGATGGCGCAAATGTCAGACGAGGATCGCACCTCGCTTGAATCGAGCGCGAGCCTTGGGTTGGATGAAACAGAGCTACTGAGCGAAGAGGCGAAGGCGTCTGTTGCACGCGCGCGTGGCATCGCGAACTGCGCGGCGTACAAAGCCCCAGACGCAAGCGAGGAATTGCAATACGACGCGTCCGTTGCGCTCACGAATAAGCGCGGTGAGGTGACGATCACCACAGTGCCGCGCACATTCAAGTTGCCCAGCTATGAAGAAATCATGGACAAGAAAACTGGGTGGAACGGCAAGTGGCCGTCTATTCAGGACGTGGCTGACGAGAAAATCCACGGCGGATATTTTGAGGCGCTGCAAAAATACTCTGAGCGTTTGTTTGGCGTAGACTACTCGACACTTGCAGGCACGAAGATCGACCCAACGATTCTGAAGCAGATCAAGGAGCGCACGTACACCACAGTGACTGGGCAGAAGTGGACGGATAAGGTTCTGAATCAGGACTACGGTCCCGAGGGCATGATCGCGCGCGGCACGCAGGCGGAAACTGGCGGCGTGATCGAACCGATCCCATACAAGTTCACAGACGAGCATGGGCACGAACACATTGGCGTTGTTCCCAACGGCACGCTGTTCGTGCGCGACTCGACAGCCAAAGCCAAGGGCATGTTCTATGCGTCGTCTGACTGGGATCACACCGGGCGCATGGACACGTCTGGCGAAGAGGGCGAAGACGTTGGCGACAGCGACGACAAGAAAACAGTCAAGCAATTGAAGGCTGCCGGTTGGACTGAGCACCCGGAAGACAACGACAGGATTTGGAACCCGGATACTGGCGAGGAACGCAAGAAGCCTAAGCTGTGGGATGAGGGCAAGGGCGTTCGTAATCAAGCACCCAAGGTCGGTCACGAAAAGCACACGATCCAACGTGGTCTTGAGCGTAGGCACGAGCGAGCGCAGTACGACGCAGTGGTCACGCATAACAACGCGAAGACGGATGCGTTGGAAGGTTGGATCAAGAACAACTTGGCGAAGCACACGGGCGCTGGCGGCAACGACACGCAGTTCATTCTGTTCGGCAACCGCATTGGTTCATCCATGCGCACGATGGAAGCCAAGCTGCGGCAAATGGGTTTCCAAGACGTCAACGAAGCGCTGGGCAACGCGGACGTATCCGGCGAAGGCGACCGCAAGCAAACGCCGAAAAAATACTTTGTGACGTACATGGGCAAGGGCGCGACGCTGGGTGAGCGCAACCTGAACAGCGAAATCTTCCGGCACAAGCAGGACAAGTTCGGCAAGGACACTGGCGTGAGCATGTTCGTGCACCGCACGCTGTACGGCACCACCGGCAAGCCGCCTGGACTTGGTGTCATTGCCGAGGGGTGGGGCCGCAGCGAACGCAAGAACATTGCGGCAGCGTTCCGCACGGACGTTGTGTTGGATCTCAAGCACGACAAGGCGAAGGGTAAAAAAGAGTCGTTTGAGTTGGAGGTGCCCATGCGTGTTATGGGCGTTGCTGGCCCGAAGGGTACTGTGGTGCCCAACTACGTTTACGAAAGCGCGTTGGATGCGAAGACTAGCAAACGTGTGAAGGACTTGGAGCGCCTTATCCGCACCTCTAGCGGCACGACGATGAAAGGCCATGAATCGGAACTGCGCGGTCTGCTGAAGCCGTATTGGGTGGCTACTGTGCCGCTGTCGGATAAACAGCAGTACGTGTTCAACAACACGCAATTCATGTGCGCGTCGGATGCAGCGAACGTAGGTTTGAATTGGCCCGCTGCGCACTTGGCGATGTACGACTCTCTTTTCTCGCCGCTAGATGAGTGGCAGCGCATCACGCGCGCCGCGCGCATGTTGCCCGCTGCGACGTCGCGTGAAGCCAAGCCGATCGTAGACAAGATCGACGCAATCATTCGCGCCAACGAAGAGAAAAAAGGCGCGTCGATCAAGGACTACGATCACACGACGGCGCTTGCCGCGATCAACGATGCACTCGACACGTTGGACCCAGGCGACCGCAAGAAGTTAGATGAACTTGGCGAAGGCGCACCGGACCAACTGATCGAGGCGTACTTTGCGAAGCGCTCACTTGAGCGGATACAGGGTCTGCAAGAGTCGACGCTTGCTGATCTGAAAGCGCACGGCTACTGGGGCGACCCGGAAGAGCGCGAACGCTTGAAAGCGATTGCTGCGGCGGGCGATGGTGCCACTAGGAATCGCATCCTTCAGCAACTCAAACGCATGTATATCCCACCTGAAGCGGTGCAACAGAGCGACGTGGTGAACACTATCATTCAGCAGCACCTCTCGCCGTTTGAGCGAAAGATGATGCAGGACCGCCGCTTCTTGGTTGAAGTGAAGCGCTTCACTACCTCAGTCGATATCCCCATTACAGAAGAGATCACGATCCCGGTGGCAGGCAAAAAGAAGGGCAAGAAAGTGACCGTGCAGACGGGCGAGTACAGTATGGAATCGCCGTGCAATGCAGAGCGTTCGCAACTGATGCAGAGCCGTGCGAAAATGACTGCCGTCGAAGCGTTCCTGAACATCGCGCAGAACGCGCAGCCCGAGACAACGGATTATGACTTCGTGGCTGCGAGCGTTGCCAGCGCACGCACAACGTCCACGCTGAATAAAAACGATGATCCGCTTGCGGATCGCATGCTGGATGAATCGGTGCACTACGCGCAAGAACTGGTTGCCAAGTCGGCGCGATACGCGAGGCGGTTCGTGGTTCACGTTGGAGGGATGCGATGAGCAGGACGACGGATGTTTTGGACGCGCTGGGCACGAACTACATGGAGCCCGGCACGAAGCTGGACGTCGGATATTTCTGCGATCAGCCCAACGCGCACGTTGCGCGCAAGGCGTTGGAGTTTCTGACTGACGGCGTGAATCAGATCGAACTGGTTAAGAAGCACAGCCAAGCAGAGATCAAGCGCATGTGGCTGTGCACGATACGCGCGTGCATCACGCACGACGTGCCCATGCCGCACGACGTGATGCACTACGGGCAAGTGCTGGGTGTCGTGTTGCCTGAAGTCTGAGCATGCCAACGTGCCCACACTGCCAAGCGTCGATTGGCCACGTCGTTGCCAACTCGGATAAGGTCAAGCTCGCAACGCGCATTGTGGTGTTGCACAAGGGCGGCGACGTGGAGATCAACTGTGCGCGCTGCAAGCGCGGCGTGATCATCGGCAGCATGACTGCCACTGCGCTTCGCAAGGCCGCGCCGCCGCGTTTGGTCATTCGTGAGCGGACGTAGCCGCGACTCTCGCCTATTGCGATACGCGCACTTGACAGTGCGCGGTTCGCCGTTCCATTATGGCGTTGCTGGTCCGTTCTGCGTTGCAGAGAGAGGGACATGCTTGCACCGCTAGTGCAGGCGTGTCCCTTTTTGATTTTATGCCCAACTTCGCTTTCGAGATTGAGTGTGACGCGCTGTCGAAGTCCAAGATCGATGGACGGTCTGGCCGTTTCATCGGCGGATACGTTTCGACCGATCACATGGATCGCCAAGGCGAGACACTGATCCAAAAGGGTTTGGACTTCAGTCACTTTCTCGCAAAGGGTTGGTTCAACGACAATCACTCTGGCGATTCTGACTCGCTTGTCGGGTATCCGACTGCGGCGCGACTCGACACACTCGCGGACGGGCACGCGGGCTGGTACGTAGAGGGCGAGCTACTGCCGGAAGGTAGCAACCCACGGGCCGACAAGCTGTGGGGCATTGCAGAGGGTCTGGCGAAGGGCGGCAGTGGGCGTCGACTCGGCTTCTCGGTAGAGGGCGGCATTATCGAGCGTGACCCACGCGACCCGAGCAAGGTTCGCAAGGCAGTGGTCCGCGAAGTCGCAATCACGCGTTGCCCGGTCAACACGCAGACGTCGCTGGACGTGCTGGCGAAGAGCCTGTCGGTAGGCACGCCCAGTGGCGAGGCAGGCAGCGCAGCGGCGCTGGAGCCAGAGGCGCTGGAGGGCATTGCGAACGCTGGGCCGCGCATGCCCAAGAAGCGCAAGCAGCGCAAAATGCGCAAGAGCGCAGCCGTGCATTTTCTCCGCATGGTCCACCCGAAACTTTCCGTACGACTCGCAGAACGCGTGGTCGGATATGCAGCGAAACATTACCCCGCGACTGAACTGTAGAAAGGTAAACCTGATGAACAACGACGTGACCGTGGACGGTTTGAACTCTGCGCTTGAGGATCTGATCAAGGCTGCTGACGCAGTGGACTTGATCAAGGGCGACAGCAACGGCGTGGAGCACTCTGGTACGACTGATGAAGACGGCAAGAAGGGCGGCGGTCGCGGCTCGTATCCGGGTGACGTTGCTCTGGATCGCCTGATGATCGGCAAGCTCGCTGATCTCGGATTCAGCGCGAGTCAGATCAGTGCCATGAATGACGGCCTGCTGGGCTTCGCGGATCACGAAGAGCCTGACGGCGACGAAGAGGGCGAAGACGACGACAACGACGGCGACGGCGAAATGTCGGGCGGCATGCGTGGTCGCATGCGCGGCAAGGCCAAGAAGTCCGCGTCGGAGCGCACGCTGCGCAAGTCGATGGACGAGTACCGATCGGACTCCGACTTGGCGGATACCATCGACGTCAGCGCATACCTTGAATCGTTCACCGCGCGCACTGCGGATCAGATCGACAAGGTGAACGGTTCGTTGCGCAAGGGCTTCGGCTCGCAGGCGACGGTCAACCGCGCACTCGCAGGCGCGTTGCACCAAATGGGCAGTCTGCTGAAGAGCAACGCTGCTGTGGTGCAGGCGCTTGGGACGCGTCTGAACCTTGTGGAGCGCACCCCCAACGCGCCGCGCGGCGTGACCGGCGCAGCAGCGCTGCACAAGTCGATGCCCGGCGAAGCCGGTCGCGGTGGTGGTGCCAAACTCAGCAAGTCTGAGATCCTCTCCACCATGTCCTACATGAATCTCGAAAAGGGGATTCGGCATATCGAAGGTCAACGCACCGTCGAAGCCATCGGCTTGCTGGAGGGCGGCAACGTATGCGCGCCCGCCGTGCTGCAAGCCGTCGAAGACTTCCACGCCAAGAACCCAAGCGAGAGCGCTGTTGCTCGCGCCTACCACTGAGCCGCGACAACCCACTCACACGATCGAAATAGGAGATCCCAATGCTAGGCAACTTTGTTTCTGCCCAAGACTACCGAGACTACAGCGGATACGGAACCGCGAACCCTGACGACGTTGCGGAACTGCGCAAGGCGCTTGTCGCCGGATCGGACGTCAACGATCCCGGCGTCGCCGCTGGCGTTGGATTTCCTTTGCGAACGGAATCACTTGAAAGTCAGATGAAGAATCTGACTTTCGAGATGGACGAGATCAAGCTCTTCAAGAGCATCGCCAAGGTTCCTGCAACGAACACCGTCGAAGAATTTAATCGCTTGATCTCGTACGGCAAGGGCGGCACGCGGCGCTTCAATCTCGGCTTCGTTGGAGAGGGAGACCTTCCAGAAGAAGAGGACTCGACCTATCAACGCGTGACGATGTTAATAAAATATCTCGGCGTAACCGGGCGAGTTACGATGCAGGCGAACACTATCCGATCGAGCGCGGGATCTGTCATTGCGCTTGAGACGATGAACAAGACGATGGAGCTTCTGAAGAACTGCGAGAACGCGCTGTTCTTCGGTGACAGCACCATGATCCCCGAGCAGTTCGACGGGCTCTTCAAGCTGATCAGCGACGGCGCACCCGCCAACGTGGTCGACTTGCGCGGCGCATCGCTGAACGAAGATCGCCTGAACGACATGCTGCTCCGTATCCGCGACAACTTCGGCATGGCGACGGACGCGTACTTCTCGACCGGCGCGTTCTCGGATCTGAGCAAGCAAGTGTACGACCGGCAGCGCTTCCAGATTGCTCCCGCACCAGGCGTGCTTGGCGCGACCGTCACGGCGTTTCAAGGCCAACACGGCAAGATCAACTTGCACGATCACGTTTTCATCCAAGAAGGACCAGACGTGCCCGCGACCGGCGTCGGCAAGACCGATCGCCGCCCCAACGCACCGTCGATCATCGTCGCACCGGCTGCTGGCGCGAACCCTGCCTCGCAGTTCATCGCGGGTGACGCAGGCACGTACATCTATCAGGTGGTCGCGGGCAACCGCTTCGGTCTGAGCGCGCCGGTCGTATCTGCTGGTGTTGCGTTGGTCGCTGGCGACGGCGTGACATTCACGATTCAGGACAACGGGCAGGCTCCCACGTTCTACGAAATCTACCGCAGCACCCCAGGCGGCGCGGCTGGTACGGCGCGCATGATGGTTCGCATCGCGCGCACGGGCGCAACGCAGGTTGTCACCGACCTGAACGCGGATATCCCCGGCACGTCGCAGGGATTCGTGCTGATGCAGAATCAGCGCAGCTTCTCATGGGCGCAGCTTCTGCCCATGACTCGCATCCCGCTGGCTGCGATCGACACGTCGATTCGTTGGAGTCAGATCCTCATGGGAGGCGTGAAAATGTATACGCCCGCCAAGAACCTCGTGATCAAAAACATCGGTCGCGCGGCTGGTTCGCTGTAACCACTGCTTGTGGTGTAGAGTTGGGGCGACGGGCGGCAAGCTCGCCGCCCCAACTTGTTTGTGAGGTTTGATCATGCGCGTTCAGAATCGAGTTTACGCGGGTACAGCAATATCCGTACGTACTGCCAGTTACGACGGTGACGCAGACGGCGTGTTCGACATGGCCGATGAACACGCGGCGATGGTGCTCACGATGCAGGGGTGGGCGAAGCCGTCCACCAAGTCGGCCAAGCCGATCGTCGCTGCTGCGCCGGTCGCTGTGGAAGCGGAGCCTGCTGCTGAAGAAGCGGTGGAAGGGCCAGACCTGCAAGCGATCGTCACCAAGGCTGAAATGCTTCGCGTCGCAGCGCAGCACAACGTCGAACTTTCAAGCGCGCAACGCAGGTTGTCGGTCGATGAACTGCGACCGATCGTGGATGCTGCGATCTACGGCGCAGTCGAGGTGGTGTCGTGAGCGCGCACGCAGACGACCTACGGCATTACTACGCAGAGCACATTGGCCCGAGCGTCGTACTGGCTGCTGTCGGGTCTGGTGTGGCTGTGGCGTTGCCCGCGAAGCTGGTGCCGGGCAGGTACATGATCACGACGCAGACTATCGCAGGGGCTGCTCTGCTGTGGATCCGGCAAGGCGCTTTCGGCGTGTTGCCAGCGGCGGTTGCTGCTGCGCCGTGCACGCCTGTCGACTTGGCAGAGGTGCCGCGTCAGAAGCTGACATTCATGGTGCGGCCTGATGCGACGGGCAATCGCGGCGGGCAAAGCATCGCGACGGATGGCCTTAGCCTCATCACGAACGCTGGTACTGTGACCGTAGTGATCACACGGATCTCGCATCCGTAAACCGGAGGTGCTGGTGTCGGCGCACGAATCATATCCGCCTGACAGCCCCGCCAAGCGGCGGGCTGTCAACGTCGATAGCACCGGGGTTAGTTTGTCCTGGTCTACCGCGTGGAAGGCGTTGACGGCTGTTGTGTCGATCGTGATCGCTGCGCTGGTATATGCTACGTCGCTGGCGACCAAAACGGATATGGCCGCGCATGACGAGCACCAACTGTCGCATGCCTCGTATCGCGCCGACACGTCGAAGTTGATCACAGCGTCTTCGGCATCCGTTGAACGCAAGGTCGACGCTGTTGGGGCGTCACTCGCTGTATCCGATGCCACGATTAGGGCTGTGCAGGATGGCTTTCACGATCAACGCGCAGAGGATTTAGCGTACCGCGCAATCGACAAGTTGCCTCGCAATACGACGCAGCGACAGCGCATCGAAAAGTTTCAATCTGTTAAGAGCGGCGTGAAGCGCAACCTGCAATTGGGGTTGGATCCGCGCAACGGATTGGCGGAAGTGCCGTGAGCAATCAACTGCAAGTGTCGCTTGCGGAAGGCGCAAACCCGAGCATCAATGCCGAGCGTTTCGGCACGGTGATCAGACTCACGACCACTGACGACAACGTGGCGCAAGTCATTCGTGCCGGATACACGCACTTGATCGTGGAGCGGTCTACAGACGGCGGCATCGCGTACGTCGAAGTCACTTCGCCAAGCGAGCGGGTACGACTTGAGGCGAGCAAGCCGAGCATGGAGTATTTCGATCGGCGTGGCGATCCGTCGTACTTCTATCGCTTCCGTTACATGGGCGTGATCGGTGGGCAGTGCGAACTTACGCAACCGAGCGTGGAGATTGAGGGCACGGGGCTAGCGATCCGCGACTTGCTCACTGTCGCGCAACTGAAAGCCCGCTACCTTTTCGGAGTCAACACGCGAGACGATCGTGGGAATGAACTTTCGGACGCGACGTTCGCGCACTACATCCTGACCGCAATTCGGTGGCTAGAACACGAACTGGATATACCTATCCTGCCTACCGTGTTTGTCGAAAACCACGACTACTACCGCGCCGATTTTGGCGCGTACGCGTTTCTGAAACTCGACAACGCGCCGGTACTTAGCGTGGAAGAGTTTCGCGTGCAGTATCCGTCTGGCCAGAACGTGATCGTGTGGCCTAACGAATGGCTGCGAGTGAACGCAGCAGAGGGGCACATACAAGTTGTGCCCACGGCGGGCACACTGAGCGAGGTGTTGATCGGTACGGGCGGCGGTTTCTTGCCAGCGTTGTACGGCGGTCTGCCGTATCTGCCGCAGCTTTTCCAAGTGTCGTACACCGCTGGGTTTGCGTTGGGTAAAGTGCCTCGCAATATCGTGGACGTGATCGGCATGTTCGCATCCTTTGGCCCGTTCAACATTTTCGGTGACTTGATCGCTGGCGCTGGTATCGCAACTCTCAGCCTATCGCTTGACGGGCTGTCGCAGTCCATAGGCACGACGTCGAGTGCCACAAACTCAGGTTACGGGGCGCGCGTCTTGCAGTACCTCAAACAGATCAAGCTGCAAATTCCGGTGTTGCGTAGGTACTATAAAGGGCAGCGCATGGTGGTGGGGTGACAGAGCCCGTCAACAAACTTGGTGCCGGATACAGACCGCCGCCGCCTAACGTGGCCGCGCGTACTGCTGATCCAAACGTGCCTCGCCAACCGCAGCGTATTACCCGCAATCAGATCGACGGCACCGCTGGTGACGTTGACCCTCTAGCGGATTACAACGAATCGCTTGGGGCTGGACGCCTGCGTACAAACTTTCGGACAGTCGAGTTTGACCGACTCTTGCTGGCGCACGGTAAGCGTGTGGTGTGGCGCAAGGCGATGCTCTGCCCGTGTCAGCAAGAGTCAACAGATCAAGCGAACCCAGCGTGCGCGGCATGTGATGGATCCGGTTACTTTTACACGGACCCTCTGGAGATCCAGGCGCACATGGCCGCGTTCTCAAAATCCACGCGGCTGTACGAGAAATTCGGTTTGTGGACTAGCGGCGAAGTCGCTGTCACCACGCAGCAGGCATATCGTCTCGCGTGGCGGGACAGCATCGAAATGGTAGACGACCTGATGAACTTCAACGAACTGTTGAAGAAGGGCAATCGTCGCGGTCGGCGGGCCGCGCTGCCTGCCATGACTGATTCAGCGCGCTACCGGATAGCGAAGCTAACCAAGGCTCTGTACCTTGATCCAACCGGCCAAGTGTTGCCGTTGGAGGTTGGCTATCACATGACCCTGAACGCACAAGGGCACATTGTGTGGCTTGCTGCTGGCGAACGATTGGTGTGCGACGGGCAGTTGGTATCCGTCCATTATGACTTTCATCCAGCCTGGGTTGTGACTTCGCACCCGCACGCGCAGCGCTCTGATTTAGTAGCCGCTGACACGGTGGACGCGGTAGGACTACCGTTGCAGTGTTCGGCGCAGTTGGACTTCCTTGCGCAGACTGAACGTATCTTGCCTGTGACGGGTGCGGTGTAATGCCACGCGCGACTACATTCATCACGAAGCCAAACCTTCCGCGTGCGGCGGCAGAGTTGCTTGCTTCGTTACCACCAGCAGGTATCGGCAAGAACATCCTGAAGGGGCTGGCCGCAAGCGCAATGGGTTACTGGAAGTCGCAAGCGAAAAAGGAATTGCGTTCGACGGCACGCGACTACATCGACAAGCTGTCGATGGAAGAGGGTCTTGGCGTTGTGCGGATCCATCTTGACGGCGTGCTGCCAAACCTTATCGAACAGGGTTTCAAGGGCGGCAACATGCGTGGGTGGATGTTGAATGGCCCGAAGGCGAAGCAGGGCAAGAATGGGAAGTATCTGATCGTTCCGTTTCGCCACGGCACGCCCGGCACGGGTGGTGAAAACGTAGGCAACACAATGCCCACGGATATTTACTCGGCTGCCAAGAAGCTCGCGCCTACGCTGTCGCGCCCCGCGCGTGCTGCGCGCACTGGCGCAACGACGCGGTGGGGCGAGCGCTTGACCGCGAACAGCCCGCACGCGAATGCGTCTGCGCGCACAGAGTTGCAAACGCTAAAGAAGCCGTGGCACGCCACAAGCATCTACACGGGGATGATCCGAAAACAGAAGACGTACAAAAAAGCTACGCAGTCTTCGTATTCGACGTTCCGCGTGATCACTGAGCACACCAAACATCCCGAGCACTGGTTTCATCCGGGGATCAAGCGGCATGACTTTGCAGGCGCGACGCGCAAGCACGTCAAGAAGATCGCGGGGTTCATTCTCAAGAGCACGGTGGAGTCCTAGTGACAGCGAACCGCAAGTCACCGGCAAACTTTGGGACCATCGTAAGCGAGGCGCTGCAACCGCCTGGCTCACCCGATCGCACGTACACGACTGCGCCCGGTCGCTACAGCGTAGTGATGCCGGAACGTGTGTTGATCTCGCTGCTGCGCACAGAGGTGGACCGTCTCGCCGCGCCAGAAAACGTGCGCCTGCTGCGAGGATTCTTTTCGCACTTTTTCGATCCTATGGTGGGCGAAGCAGAACGCGAGAGCTACGTCACGTCGTTTCAGCGTTCACCACCATCCACGAAACTCGGATACGCTAGGTCGAGCAGCGACTTCCCATGCTACGCCGTCGTGCTGGAGTCGGATAAGCAGAGCGACGATGCGCTTGCGGACTACTTGGGCGAAACGACGCCGCATGAGCCAGACGCTGTTGCGAAGGAATACGTAGGCAGCATGTTTGAGCAGACGATCGGCATTTACGTGTTCGCGGAACACCCGGACGTGTGCCTGTATATGTATCAACTAGCCAAGGCGATTTTGATTGGTTCGTTGCACACGCTGACGGAGTACGGGATCCTCGATCCGCGTTACGACGGATCCGATCTGAACCCGCAAGAAACGTATCTGCCTGAGACGATGTTCACGCGGCGTTTGGGTGTAACGCTGAAGTCGCTCATGTCTGTACCGAATGTCCTGGCTGTGGATCCGGCACGCGTCCGCATCGGCGGTCTTTTCGCAGAAGACATTGCGGTGGGTGGTGTTCGTGGGGCACTGCGTGGTAGGATCTTCAACGCGGAGGACGAATGATGGCTGACACACGAACACGCAGCACTACGCCAAGCACAGACCGTGCTGTCGACGTAGAGGCATTGACGCCCGTCACGGCAGCAGCCGTGGTCGCGGATATGGCAGAGACGCCTGTGCGGCAAGAGTCCCTTGTCACGATCGGGCAATGGGGGCGTGGGCGTGTTGCTAACCCTATCGTGCGGGCGTTCGTCGCCGGGCACAGTGCAGGGCGTGTCAAAAAGTTGTCCGTGAGTGCGTGGGACGAATTGTACCGTGTGTGGTTTGCGTTACCGAGGTAATCAATGGCTACAGCAATTTTCTTCAATGGGCGTCGACTCAACATCCCGCAAGCGGTCAGTAAGATCGACGCGAGCGCGCTTGCATCGGTGAGCCCGGCTGCGGCTGGCATCGTGGCCTATCTGGGCACCGCAGAGGGCGGTGCACCGCTGACTGTGGACGAATCGCTGGCAGACGCGACACGCCCCGGCGTGGTGTCGAACAGATACCGATCTGGCAACTTGCGCACGGCGGGGCTGTTCGGTTTTGAACCCACGTCGGATCAGGCAATCCCTGGCGGCGCGCAGACGGAGATACTGGTCAAGGTCAACCCTGCCACGCAGGCGGGCGTGTCGTTGGCTGACGACAACGTGCTGGACGCGCTCGACGTCACCAGCCGCGACTGGGGGCTGTTCACGAATCAGATCAGCATCGAAGTCGCGGCGGGCAGCAATGTCGGCAAGAAGTACACGGTGGTGTTTGAAGATAATGTCGAGGTGTTTGACGACGTGGGCGGCGTGTCCGTGATGGATCTCATCTACGCGCCGGGAGCGGCGGGCTACGGCACGGCTCTGGCGTCCGTATCCGCCACGGCGCTGACTGTCGCAGCTACCAAGGCTGCGACAGGCTTGGTGGCGCAGCGCACGGCAGCGATGCCCGCACCCGGCGTGGTGCAAGTGGCCAGCAGCAACGCAGGCGACACGACGCAGACGTTGACGGTCTACGGGCTGACGGCGGGCAACGCGTACGTGTCTGAGGTGCTGTCTCTGAACGGCGTAGTTGTAGTCGTTGGCGCTGTGGTGTTCGCCAAGGTGCTTGCTGCGCGCTTGTCGGCGGTGGCCGTCGGCACGGTGACTGCCAGCGACAATCCGGTCACGGTGTCGCTGTTCGTGCTCACGCCCGGCCAGCTTACGCGTGGCTTGCTCGACACCACGAACACGCCCGCATCGGGTGTGGCTACCGTTAGCGTAGACGTAAACTCTGCGACACACTTCGTCGCGCTTGGCACTAACGCGGCGGGCACTGCGGTGTCGCAAGTGATCGACCTTGCTGCGGCTGCAATCCCTGTTGTGGGCGCAACGCAGTTCGGCGCACTGACTACACTGTTGCTTGGCGACGTGCCTGGTGCGCGTACGGTGACGGTGGCGATCAACGCTGTCGTCACGCTCCACGCAGAGTTCTCGACAGTGCAGCGTGCGGTTGACCGTCTGAACGCGCTTGCGGGCTTCACTTCAAACGGCAACGTGAGCAACCCGACCACGTTCCTGATGGTCGATCTGGACTATCACCAGGCGGCTGCGCGCCCAGCAGTATCCGTACTGTCGGTTGTGGCGGATCTGTACGCGGACCTGATGGCACCTGTGTTGAACAGCGTCAGTCTGTACGTCCAGTTCGCGCGTGCGACTGGTGGCAAGTTGCCGCCTGCCAACACCGTAGCGCCTGTGTACTTGACGGGCGGTAGCGAGGGCGTGACGACGATCAACGAATGGGCTGCTGCGCTGGCTCTGCTAGAGAAGCGCCGGTACAACATCATCGTGCCGTTGACCGAAGACCCTGCGGTGCACAACCTCGTGCTCACGCACTTGATCGCAAAAAACGGTCGCCTGAAGTCTGAAGCGTTCGGCATCGTGGGCATTGGCACTGCGCTTGGTCGCGGCGAAACTCGCGCGAACATTCAGACTCAGATACAGGCTCTGAACAGCCGCCACGTTTGCGCTGTGTCGCAAGAGATTCAGAAGTTCTCGCCAGCCGAAGGCGTTGCAACTTGGTATCCGCCGTTCATGCTGGCTGCGATGGCGGCGGGCATGAAGGCTGGCGCGCAGATTGCGGAGCCTCTGACGCGCAAGACGATCTTGGTGAGCGACATTCGGCAAGACGCTTCATGGACGATCGAAAACGACGCCAGCGCGTTGATCGATCGCGGTCTAATGATGCTGGAAAAGGTCGACGGCGTTGGTGTGCGGTGGGTGCGATCCATCACGACACACCTTGCAGACGACAACTTGGTGTTCACTGAAATGTCGTCTAACGAATCACTCATCACGTTCGTGTATCGGTTCCGCACGGCGTTGGAACTGAAGATCGGACAGCGCGGCTTGGGCAAGTCGGCGGGTGCGATCAAGTCGTTGGCGCTTGGTGTGGCAGAGGCGATGGTCGCAGAAGAGATCATCGTTGCCTTCCGGGCGTTGACCGTTGACCAGATAGGCGACGTGTTCCCCGTCTCGATCGAGGTTGCCACGGTGAACCCGATCAACTTCATCCCGATCACAGTCCACCTTGCGCCGTTGACCACTTCATCGGCAGCGTAACCGAAGCGGATATTGGAGAACTGACATGGGCGCAATTCCAGGCGGCAAACTCGGCAACGTAGTCTCAGGCGCACGCGTAAAGCTGCTGTTTGAGGGCAAGACATTCGCGTACTGTACCAGCGTCTCTTTTTCGGAAGAGATCACGCAGGATCCTGTGGAGGTTCTTGACCAGTTGGAAGTCGCGGAACACGTCGCTACGGCGTATCGCGTGACGTTCACTGCACAGCATGTGCGCGTGCTGAATCAGTCGATCAAGAAACGCGACGGCATCCTGATCTTCCCACAGCTTAAGAGCATCCTGAATGCGCCTGAGTTGTCGGCGTCGGTCGAAGACACGACCGGCCTTGTGATCGCTACGTTGGTGCGCGTGAAGGCGCAGCGGTACACGGTGCAAATCGGCGCACGCGGTATCGTGCTTGTGGACTGCGACTTCGTGGCGATCAAGATCACTGACGAATCCGAAGCCTGATTCGTATCCGTCATGGCGACGGTGCGTTAGCACTCGTGGAATAGGAGTTGGTTATGGATCCAGTATCGCCCCGCAAGGGGGCAGCCGCAGTGACGCGCGTAGTCGCGAAGCCCGCTGCTGAAATATCACTCAGCCCGAAGACGACGCTTGTGCTCGATGTTACCGCTGTCAGCGGTAAGAAGTACGAAGGGAAGTTTCAATTCAAGGTGCCCAGCATGGGCGACCGCATTGACATTGCGGCGCTGCGCTCACGGTATCTGCAAGAGTTGGAACACGTCGACAGCACGGGCACGAACATCGCGGACGCTCTGGCGTACCTGTCGATCACGATCGACGGCGCGTCCGCACCGGCATGGTGGCGTGAATCGAACAACGGCATTGACCTGTTCCATTACGAACCTTTGTTCAAATTGTACGCATTGGGGAGGGCGTACGAGAGTACCTTTCTCGGATACACTCCAGACGATTCCGCAACTGATGGAGCGAATGAAAACGGACCCGCTTCTGATGCTGACGGGGGCGTGGATGGCGACGTTCAACCTGCCGTCGAACGATCCGAGGTTCTTGCAGAGTTCACCGCGCGATCTAGCTGAACAGGTTCTGCTGTTCCAGGCGACTCGCGCCAGCCAAGCGGAAATGCAACGCGCGTTTGTGGCGGCGGCTGCTAGTGAAAAGCGAACGGGCGCGGGCGGTGTGTTGGACCGCAGTGCGGAAGCGGCTGCGAACGCGGATACGCCGTTGCTGACTGGCGACCCTGAATGGGACGCCGTAGAGCTTGCGGCCACAGACGAATCAAGCGAACCTTTTGACGCGAGCTTTCTCGCCGGGATCGTCTGATGACTGACAAGAACCGCACTACCCTTGAGATCGCTGTTGACGACCGCGCGCTCAAAGGGCTGCGTGCGACGTTCGACCGCGCCTTTGCCCCAGCGTCCGTGCGTGCGCAATTGGTGGCACAGGAAAAGCTGCTGAAGACGACCACGCGCCTTCGCATGGAACTGGAGAGGATCGCCAAGCTGCAAGGGCGCACTGGCGGCGCAGCGCCCGCTGGCGGCGGTGGGGGCGACGGTGGGGGCGGTGGAGGCACAGCGCCCGCTGGCGGGGGCGGTACAGCGCCTGGTGGCGGCGGGGGCGGTACAGCGCCTGGTGGCGGCGGGGGCGGCGGGGGCGGCGGGTTTGGGCGGCGGGTAGACCGCGCTATGGATCGCGTGCACGGGCGTAAGCAGGAGAAGGAACCAAGTTTCCTGAACCGCACGGGCGCGACCGCGCTTGGTACGTTCGTTGGCCAACGGGCTGCGCACGCGGGCACTGCCGCCGCGTCGGGCAGTGGGCTGGTGTCTGGGCTCGCGCGCGGGCTGATCCCGTTTGTGGGGGAGGCGCTTGGCGCGGCGATCGATCACGCGGCTTCGCTGGCAGAAAAAGCAGCAGCCATTGACGCAGCACGCGCGGGCGTGTTCGCACAAACCGGAATGACCGGCGGGCAATATCCGGGCATGGCCAGGCTTGGTATCGGCCCAAGCGAAGCCGTTGGCATGGCCGCATCCGTCGCGCGCGAATCCGGCATGCGTGGCGACGATGCGCGGTTGCCGGATCAGATCATGCGATCGACGTTGCTTGAGCGAGCCACCGGGATCAAGTCCGCGCCGCTGTTCGGCGCAATGGAAACCGCAGGCGGCAGCGCTGCCCTATCCGAAAACGTGCTGACTACCGCGATCACGGTGGCGCTCGACACCGGCATGCGGAAGTCGAAGTTGCCCGACTTGGTGGATCGCATAGCGAGCGGCATCACGGAGCTTCGCACGAAGGGCATGCAGATCGACCCTGAAGGCATGTCTAATGCGATGCGCATAATGGGCGCTGTAACTGGCATGCAGGGCGAGCCAGTCGAGCACATGGCGAAGACGGCGATGGACACGCTGCGCGGTGTTGGCGGGCAGCAAGGCTTCATGGCGGCACTGGCGATGAACACAGCGATGAAGAGCGGCAAGTCGCCGTACGAAGCAGCGATGGACCTGCAAGAGAATCCCGAGAAGTACCTTGGGGAAATTATGAAGGAGGTAAACGCGCGCGGCGGCACCGCCGAAGGTCGCGCGATGGCATTCAAACAATGGATGCCTGACTTGTCGGATCGTGAAGCGCTGTCGATGGCGCAAGGCACTGTGCCTGATAAGTTGAAGCCCGATTCTGAAGCCGGATACGATTACGTTGGCGGCGAGCTTAATAAGTACAAGCCTGGTTGGGCTTCGACCAAAGCGGGCATAGAACAGAAGGAGGTTAGTGCGGGCTACAAAGTAGCCGGTGATATGTTTGCCGTGAAGGAAACAGAAACTGCACTCGGCATCAAAGCTGCGAAGTACGCAGCGCCTATCGCAGACGCGGGCGCAAAGAAAGTGAACGAGTACGGCGACGCCTTCACAAAGGGGCCGGAAGCGGTTCTCACTTTGATCGGGTCGGACATAAAGTCGATGTTTAGTGGGCTACTTAACATCGGAGCGGATGTTGCGAAGGCGGTTAGCGAAGCACTGTCTGGCATAGAATGGGGTCCGGTATTCAAGCTAATGGGTGAAGACTTTAAGGCAATGCTGGACAAGGTAATGACAGTTTTCAACTTCAGAGGCGCAGCAACAGGACCAGCCGTTCCAGGCGGAACCCCCGGCACAGGCGGTGGGCCTTTGTCCGTCCCTGATCCTACCTACGGCGGCGTGGGCGCGTTCAACGGTGTCATGCGCCTACCTGAACGCGGTGGCACGCGTCCTCTGTACGAACTTGGGGTCGGGGCGTGAGCCTCGCGTCGCTTGTAGGTGGCGCACTGAGCGTTATCTCCGGTGGCATCTTCGATTCAGGTACGCGCGACGGCGAAGCCAGCTTCACGCACACTCGTGTGTTCGCATCGTTTCACTCCGATCAAGGGTTTGACGGCGCTGTATCCGACACGCCAAACACTGCCGAGAAGAGCCCGTTTCGGATCGTTGGTTTTCAGACGTCGACTTCGTTCGGGGCGGGAGGGCAATGGACGCTGACCGTCAAGCCGTCCATTGTCGGTACGGACTTGCTTGAAACGCTTTGGGAGCAGCCTGAAGACGTTTGGGTGCGCATCGTCACGCTCACAGGCGGCAAGCCAACAGACGTGCTGTTCGGGTTGATCGACACGTTCACTGAGGATCTTAAGCGCGACAACCTTGGTGCGCGCAGCGTCACGTACACGATCACTGGGCGAGACTTCCAGAAAGTGTTTACGGATACGCAGTTCTACATCAACATTTACGAGGGCAACGGCGCGGTGCCCCTAACTGCCATGTACGATGTTTTGAGCGCCGCGCAGAAGATGAACAAAGGCGTTGGGCTAACGGCAGACGTTGTGGTGCGGACGCTGATCAATGCGTGGCTTGGCAATGGCGGCTTATCAGAGACGCAGTGGATGTTGCCAAAAAGTTTGGGTGCGCGATCGTTCCACTCGCTTCTGTATCTTGAGTTTGACGCGCCTACGCGCGGGCAGATCAACGACCCTGCGATCTACAGTCCCGATCAGTTCATGTTCCGCGACCTCTGGGGCATCTTGGAGGAATATAACAACGGCGTGCTGAACGAAATGTTTTGCTCGCTCGCAGACGATCAAGACATACCGTTCTCTTTAGAGGATCCGCCACGCGCCACGCTCACGCTGCGCGAACGTCCATTCCCAAGCACTGACAAAGGCAAGCGAAGTTGGGAGCAGATACGAACGCACAACATCAAACCCGGAGACGTGTTTTCGCGCACCATGAGTCTCGGTGCGCCTGAATCCACGTTCAACTATTGGCTGCTGGAATCAGCGGGCAACACAGGCATGGGCTTGGACGTGCTGTCTATGATTCAACAGGGCGCGGCACGCTCACAAGGCGTGCCGGGCGGCGTACCGATTTACGACGTAGCGTCGATGAAGAAACATGGTTTTCGTCGCTTCTCGCAGAGCACTCGGTACTTCTCGTTGCTGGACGATCAGAATTGGATCGTGCATGTGTCGCGGTGGCTAGAGCTTCTGTATGACTGGTACGCGGTGGTGCCGTTTGAATTGTCAGGCACGCTCACGACGTCTCGCCTGCTGCCGAAGATCCGCATCGGGCATAAGCTGCACGAAGCGCGCAAGAACGGCAAAGGCGTGACCTACTACGTCGAAGGCGTTACGCATGCGTGGCAGTATCCGGGTGCGGGCAAGACGACGTTGAATCTCACGCGTGGTGAGTACGACGGGCGCGACTTGCTTGACCAAGTGAATCAGGCAAGCGCAACCGCGAAGCTGGCATTCGTGAAGAAACAACTACTGGAGGATCTGTTCAAAACTCCGCTGGCGCTCACGTCGATCCCACACGGATCCGGCGTGCGACTCGACAAGCAAGTTGGGCAGGAGGAAACACCGGAGCAAATGTATCTGCGTCGCATGGGCGTGATCGGTCCCGATCCGCGTGCGCGTCGCGAAGGCGAGTTGGACGATACGAGTGCAGACAGACTCGCAGTCACTAGCCCCGGCAGCTTGCCCGATCAACAAGTGGGCGATGCAGCAGAGCAGGCTGTTGGCCAGCGCCTTGCGCCTGCACGAACGCAGGGCAGCAGCACACTGAGCGAGCGTGATCTTGAAGCGGGCGTGCCATTGCCAACGCAGGACAATATCGCTAACCCAGAATCAAACGCGCTTGACGCGGACGCGCGTGAACTGCGAGATCGAAAGCGGAGACGCTAATGGCACCACGTCGCACGGTTGTAGATCCGCGCACAGGGCGCACGCTTCGTTCTGGCTTGGGCATGACCCCGGTAAAGCCGCACGCGAAGAATTCTGCGATGCCGAAAAGCACGATATATCGTGCGGTGGTGCTGCACACGTACGCGACGGACGATCCTATCCGCACGCCGACCGGACGCAAAGGCACTACGCGGTTGCAGTCTGTCGAGTGCGATATCGTGTTGACGCGATCGATGGTGCACTACGCTCGCGTGCCAGTGATGCAGCAGCGGCACGGCGTCAACGACGCGGACTTGTGGATCCCGCGTCCGACAACGCGCGTTGTCGGCAATCAGTTTCAGTCGCCTACGCTCGCTCGCGTATCTACGCGTGGCACGGTGTTACCAGTGCCGCCAAACTTGGCCGACTTGGACGGCGATCATGTGTTGGTTTCGTTTATCGAAGGCGACCCCGAGTCACCGATCATTGTCGGTTCAATCTCGCACGCGAAAACACAACGGCGCGTTGTGCGAGGCGGTGGATGGTCGGATACGGATTTCGGCACTACGCGCGGCAAGCCACAGCTAAAAGAACGGTACATGCACTACCGTGGTGTCGAGGTTCGGATCAACGACAAGGGTGACGTGCTGCTGGACGCGTCTGGGGCAACGGGCGATGCGCCATCGCCCAACTTCGCCCCGGATATCGAAGTTGCGAATCCGCTGACGGGCGGGCTGGTGAAGATCATCCTGAAGCCGTCGCAGAAACTGAAAGTCGAGTTTGAGGGAGGCTTGCCGGGCATCACGCTGTCTGGGCCGATTGGAAACGTGCCGCCGCTGCCGCAGGTAGCCATGCTTAGTGCCACAGAGCCCTTCGTGAAGGGGTTGGCTTTGCAGGCAGCCTTGATAAAATTTGCGACTACCATTGGCGCCGCGTTCGGCGCGCAGACGTTTCTACCGGCAGGCGGTGCCACGCCTGCCGTCACGGCTATGTCGAACGCCGTGACGGATCTTACGGCAGAACTGGTACTCGCCATGTCGCTGACGATCAAAGGCGAGTAGTCGCGTGCTTCGCGCGCATCGTGTAGGCTGTTCGGTATGGCTCTGCTTGGTGGCGTAGCGACAACTTTGAATGCAGCCGTGCCCGGTCTGCCGCTTGGCGATATTCTGCTGGGGCTGATCAGCCAATTCAAAAAGGGCTACGTGTTTCAGATTGTCGATCTGAGCGATCCGCTGTTGCCGATTGCGACGAAGAGCCTGGTGCTGAATCCGCGCAAGTACACTTTGAGCGAACCGTTTTCGGTGACGCTCACGCCCACCGAAGACAATACCGTGGTCGCTGAAGAGTCTGGGCAGATCATTCGTGAGATTGTGATCGAAGGCACGACCGGATACAAAAAGCGTGTCGAAGACGCGTTCGGTGCGGGCGGGCTGGAGCAGTCTGGGCCAGACCACTTCCACGACTTGCGGAACTTCTTCCGGCAGTACAGCACGTTGAAGCAGTTGGACGCGGATAACGCAGCCAACATCCAAATGCATTTCCACAACGTGAAGGAAGACGATCACTTCGTTGTGGTGCCGCGTTCGTTTGAGACGCCACGCGATGCTGCGACTGGGCGCATGCACTTCCACTACAAAATATCGCTTGCTGCGATACAGCCGTTGCCGCCGCCGAAGTTGCCCGGTGATCTGTTCGGTATCTTCGGGCCTGACGTAGCCAACGTCCTGCATATCATCGCCATTGCGGTGTACCAGTCGAGGGCTCTGCTGGTAGAGCTACTAAGCCTAGTCGAGAACTTCCGCGAACGTGTCCGCGACCCAAGCGCATTTTTCACGCAGGTGGCGCTGTCGATCAATGCCGCGAATCAGCTTGTCGACGGCGTGGTCGATTCAATCATCCTCTCGAAAGAGATTTACAAGTCGGTTTCTGCGCTTGGCGAAGAGATCCAAGAGATGATGGAAAACGACATTGACCGCGACCCGTATCCGTACGAGTTAGCGACTGCGCGATCCACTGCGGCGCTCACGCAGGCGATAAACGAGATCGCGGCGCAGCCATCGAAATTTGAACCACCGTTGGCGGGCGACGTCGGCAACATTTTCGCTGGGCCAAAGAATTTCACAGAGTCGGATCTAAAACGAAACGAAGCCGGTGCGACCATTGGATCGCGCACGCGTCTGGTGTTCGGCAACGACGCACAGGCTGGTTTGAATTTAGGATCGTTCGGCGGGTCGAAGGGTGTCTTGATCGGCGCAGGCGATTCGATCGACACGATCGCAAACAAGTACCGCGTACCGCGCGAAGCGGTGATCGCGCTGAACCGGCTGGTGTTCCCATACATCGTGCGCGGCGGTGGTCCCGGCACGTTGCAGCCGGGCGATACTCTGTTGATCCCGCTACGCAACGCACGGCAGCGATCCGGTGCCGCGCCGACCGCGCCGTACATGACCCCTGACGAAATTGTGTACGGCAACGACATGGCGCTCGACATGCGTCTAGCCGAAGAGGGCGTGTTCGATATTCTGGTCGACACTGCGCACGGGTCGATGGACGCGTCGCTGGTGCGCGGCAAAGCCAACGTGGTGCAAGGCGTGCAGATACTTCTTGGCACTGAGCTTGGGTCTACAAGCGTGATCCCTGATCTCGGCATTAGACGCACGCCGGGCACGAAGGGCACCATCAACAACATGCTATCCGCTACCGTCGCGCTGCGAGAGGGCATCTTAGGCGACTCGCGCGTGCGTAGTATCCGAAGCATGCGCGTGGTGCTGCGCGGCGATGTTTTGACGCAAGAGATCACGCCCGTGCTGATCAATGAGCGAGACGGTGTGGTAATCTCTGTGCCGTTCGGGAAAGCGAGTCGGTAGATGCCTCTGTTTCAGCCACGCAACCGCGTTGAAATTCTGCGCACGATGATCGCGCGCATCGTCGCGCGCTCGGCACTTGTCGGACTTGAGCGCAACAGCGTGATCTACCACCTGCTCGCAGCAGCGGCAGACGAAGACGCGATGCAGTATTTTCAACTCGCAAATTTGCGAGCGCTGTTTTCGATCGACAAGGCGACTGGCAGTGACTTGGATGAACGCGCATCGGAGATTCAACCGGCGACCATCACTCGGATACTGAGCACGTTCGGCAGCGGCGACGTAACATTTACGCGCAACGGCACCGTGGGCGCGCTGCTGATCCCGGCAGGCACGTTGATCGCGGCGGAAGACTCGCTTGGGCAGATCAAGTTCCGCACTACAGTCAACGCCACGATCCCCAATGCGTCGGACACGATCACGGGCGTGCCTGTAATCGCGTTGGAAGCGGGCGTGCGTGGCAACGCGTCTGGTGGCACCGCTGTGCAGTTGGTCACGCGGATAACGTCCGTAATCGCTGTGACAAACCCAATTGCGTTTGCGGGCGGGTTTGATCGCGAAGACGACGAACACTTCCGCGCGCGGCTGAAGCTGTACGTGCAGGCACTGTCGCGGGGCACGCCGATCGCGATTCGCAGCTTTGCGCTGAACGTGAAGCTGATCTCTGGGCAGCGTGTGCAGTTCGCACGCGTCGTGGAGCCTGTACTGCCTACCGGATCGTTCATCGTGCGCATTGACGACGGCACCGGCACCACAGATCAGTTTGACTCCACTTTCGTCGCAGTCGACGACGTGCTTCTGAATCCGGCGATCGGCGGCGAGACGTCGGTGTTCACGACGAACAAACCGATTCGTGACGACGGTTCATTCCAGTTCTACGTCAACGCTGTGCTGCAAATACGCAACGTCGATTACGTATTGAACACTGCCAGTGGGCAGATCGAACTTACGGTGGCGTTGCTTGCTGGCGACGTGGCGGCGGCGCGCTACAGGTTCTACACGGGCCTGGTGCAAGAAACGCAACGCGTGATAGACGGCGATCCCCTCGCGCCGCTGACGTATCCGGGTGTGCGCGCGGCAGGCACGCAGGCAATCGTGTTGCCCGCGTTCGCTGTGTTTCAATCCATTACAGCGAACGCGTCCGTGCTGGGCGACTACGTTGCTTCGCTTGTGATCGCCAACGTAGTGACTGCGATCACGATCTACATCAACGGGCTCGACGTTGGGCAACCTGTGATCGTATCCGAGATCATACAGCGCTGTATGGACGTAGACGGCATGTATAATTTTCAGATCACCGATCTGTCTGGGACATTCCCAGCAACCGATCAACTCATGTTGCCTGATCAAGTAGCGCGCATAGCGGGCGGCAGCATCACTGTGACGTGAGGTAATTATGACTGCGCAAATAGTCACGAACAGCGGCGGCGGTCCTGTAGTCGGGACGATCACGTTGGATGGACTGGACGTAAACACACCAGTCACTTGCACGAACCTAGACGATACGGGCGTGCTTGGCTGGCAGTGGGAATTGATCGACGTCCCGGCACCAAGTCCTACGTTGAATCCGATCCCACCGCCCACGTATCTAAACGTGCGCGTAGTTGTGCCAGACGTTGCCGGGCACACAATTCTGGTGCGGCTCACGACGTACACGGACGTTGCGCGCACGATCGTAGACGACGTGGATCAGGTTGCGATCCGCGTTAAGTTTTTGCAAACGGGCAACAACCCTCCGTTGGAGTGGGTGATCCCCGCTGCGCAAGAGACGTCGGAGTCGGATATGGCCCGTGGCTGGGCTACTGAAATGAATGCGGTGCTGCGCGACATTCGCGCATTGCTCAACGCTGCTACACGGTTCAACGAAGTTGTCCAAACCACAGACGCCACGCCCAACCCTTTCGCCACGTACACCACGACCGTCGATTCTCGCGTTATCGGCATGTCGTTCGTTGTGCTCGCTTACGATGTTGCGAACGATCTCTCTGCGCGGTTTGTCGTAGAGGTAACAGCCAAGCGAGACAGCTTTGGCGTGGTGTCGATCTTGGATGAGTACGTGACCGTCGTCTATCGCGACAACGCGCTCTGGGACGTGAACGTGTTCGCCGTGACACCGTATGTGCATATCGAGGTGACTGGCGACGTGGGCAACACGGTGGAGTGGCGGCTCGTAGGCGAGGTGCATGAGCATGGCTAAACGATACGGCGCAGCAGAAATTTCGTCGCCTATCGCGCAGCGCATCGAGTTCGATTGCTCGGGACGACAGAACCTTGCAGGCGTTGCCAACCGTCTGATGCACCTGGCAGGCGGCGCACCCGCAGAGGTGCGTGACATTCGCGCCAATCACAATTACTTCGCCTACTGCACATTCGGAGTGTCTCAAGATAATCCAGGCGCTTTGGTGACGTGGAATCAAGGCATCCACGTAAGCGGCGGATACTGGAACGGTACGGCGTGGGCTCCGGTGCTGGGAGGATTCTTGGGCTGGCAAGGCGGCCCAAACGTGGGCGCGAACGCGCAAGCAAGCTACGTTTTGGACGGGGCAGACGGAGTGATTCAGATTAGGCAATCAACACACGCGAACGGCCAATACTTGTATGCGTGGGCCAGGGTGCTGATCATCGGAGCGCCGTACGACGTAGCAAACTTCCCCACTGGGACGCCCCACTTGCCATAAGTTGATCGATCATGCCTAAGCGATACGGAGCAGCAGTTACACAGCCGATTGAGGTGCCCTACGCGGCGTCACTGTCGCTTGACGTGTCACTACTCAGCAGCAAGGACTTTGAGATCGGGCTGCTCACCGGCAACTGCGATATCGCTTTGACTGGCGGATACGACGGCGCGGAAGGGCTGATCAACGTCAGTCAAGACGGCACGGGGGGCTACGCGGTCACGATCGCTGCGGCTGGCCGCACGGAGATCAAGAGCGCGTCACTCGCATCGTTGACAGCAGCCCCGGAGCCAGGTGCTCATACGGTGTACTGGTATCGGTTCTACACGGTGAACGCTGTGGGTTACTTGCAAGTGTCAATGGATTACTTGGCGTAGGAGAGTCAGCATGACCAAGATTTTTAGTGATCCCTTCGCCACATACGGTGCAATCGCAGACCTCACCGCGAGTGGGTGGAGCGCAACGAACTGCACGTACAATGCCTCTGGAGGGCGCTTTGCTGGTCACGGATCGGTGGTAGCGCAAACGAGTGCATTGCTGACTAAGGGATTCGCAGCCATCAACGCGGGCGATAGTGTGTTTCTACAGTTTGCAATCAAATGGCTAGCAGGGACACGCAGCTTGACGTGTGTACTCGCACGATTCGGGAACAATAGCGGCGTCGATATCTGCGCGACAATCCGCCGCGCTCCTAATGACGCGATCCAAGTCTACGACGCTAACACGATGCTTGCTGGCGCTTCGGCGGGAGGGGTGTTGATCTCGGACGTTTGGCATGTGATCTGCGTGAAGGCGAAGATAGGCGATGGTGCTACCGGAACTTGCGATGTGTACGTGAATGATATGGCGACGCCGCTTCTCGCGCTGACGGGTTTGGACCTAAACGGGCCGGGCGCTGCAAACGGGTGTGACTTCGTTGGTATCGAATCGACTGTGGTAGGCGTCAACAATGTTGTCGGGCATCTATGGAACATGAGCGAGCCGTTTATTTGGTCGTCTACGGGCGGCGGCGTATGGGGATCGCCCATTGGTGACAAGAAGCACATATCGCTCTTGCCAACGAGTGATAGCGCGGCCGCATGGACGGAGAACGGCGGTGGTCCCGCTGGACGCTTTGAGAAAGTGAACGATACGCTCGGCGCTCTGCATGACGCTGACGGCACCTACAACTCTACAGCCTTGGCCGCAGTCGTTGACGAGTTTGGGCTTGAAAATACGCCCGCCGGAGCGTCTGGGATCATCGGCGTACTCAGCATGATTTCACATAAGAAATCAGACGGAGGTGCGCCGCCGGGAACGCTCAATCACAGGATCTATTCAAACGCGACTGCTGCTTTGATTCCGTGCGCGGTCCCGACAGTTATCTACGCCAACGACTTCGCGCAGTTTGACCTCGACCCGAATGGTAATATCGCCTGGACACCAGGAGCCGTTGATGCGCTAAAGGCAGGGTACTCAAACCCATGACCGATACTCGCGTCACAGCAGACGTTATATCCGCGATCGGTGAGGGCGCGGTTTCGACTCGCGTCACTGCTGACGTTATATCCGCGATTGGCGAGGGCGCTGTCGAGACTCGCGTCACTGCTTACGCAGTGTTCGCCATTGCCGATGCGTACTCACCGCGCATGTTTTACCGTGGCATGATGTTGCTGGGCGCATGACTAATCCAAACTGCAAACCACCGATCGTGTTGCGCGGCCCGCCTGGCGTGGGCACCCAAGGCCCGCCCGGCAAGCAAGGCCCGCCCGGCAAGTCGGGGGCAGCCGGTGCGCGGGGCTGTAGCGGCAAGGACGGTGCTCCAGGCGACCGTGGTCCACGCGGCGCGAATGGCACTGGTGGCAGCACGCAGTCGATCACAAACAAGGGCATGCCCGCCGTCGTGACGACAGCGGATAGCGATCTGGCTTGCGCGATTGCCGTGCAGCAGCAGCCTGCGGCGGGTAGTTGGGTCGGCGTCGCGGTAAACGGCATTGTGTGCGAAGTCGGCAACGCGACAAAAATTGGGTGCGAGTGCTTTTTTTCTGGGAATGGTGGCGTTACTCCACGCCCGCAAGGTAGTGTGCAACTCGGTGACTTGCTCTATTGGGTAGGCACCACAGCGTTTTATCAACTAGATACCGTTGACGAGATCGACTTCATTTACGAGGTGTAGACAATGGCCCAGCGCACGCGTGGAAAACAGATCACCGGCATCCTTCGACCGGACGTGGCTATCCCTTGGACAGTCAACCAGGATGCAGGATCGCAGAAACTCGCCAACCTTGGCGCACCCACGGTCGGCACCGATGCTGCGCGTTTGCAGGACGTGCAGTCGATCCCGTGGAAGCAAGTTTGCAAGACTTCCACGACCGCAAACATCGCGCTGACCGGCGAACAGACGCTCGACGGAATCCTCACAAGCACGAGTCGCGTGCTTGTGCGGGTACAGACTGCGACAGAAGAGAACGGTATCTATGTGTCAGCGGCGGGCGCGTGGACGCGTGCTGCGGACAACGACAGCGCAGCCGAAATGAACGGCGCTGTCGTATCTGTAGCTGAAGGCACGCTCAACGCAGACAAGCGATTCGCGCAGACCGAAGAGGTAGCCACGCTCGGCGTCGATCCGGTGACGTGGGTCGATATCGGAACTGGCGGCGCTGCTGCATATCCGACTGCCAGCAACAAGGCCATGACAGCATCGGTCACGGCGGCTGACTTTCAGATTGCGACTGCGACTACGCTGGCGACGACTCCGACTGGCGACGGCATGGTGCAAGTCGTGATCAACGGGCTCACCGCAGAACTTGGGCAGGGCGTCAAAACGAAGGACTGTTACTTCAGTGTTGACGGCGGCACGACGGCTCGCGCTATCGCAGCAATCGCGGCGGGCGATTCGTTGTATTGGGTCGGTTCGGTAGCCGGATACGAGCTTGACGCAACGGATCGGATCGACTTCATCTACACGGTGTAATAGTGGTCGCTCGCTTCCGACCAAAGCAAGTTGCTGGCAGCGTCCAAGCGTTTTCAACGCATGGTGCGGACGTTGCCAGCGCAGCCACGATCGATCTCAGCGCAGCCACCGGGAATCTGGTGGACGTAACCGGCACCACCACCGTCACAGCGATCACGTTAGCTGACGGGCACGAAAGCGTGGTGCGGTTCACCGGGGCGCTGGTGCTCACGCACGGCGCGTCGCTGGTCCTTCCCGGCGCTGCGAACGTCACAACGGTCGCTGGTGACTTCGCGGTGTTTCGCGGGTACGCAGCGGGCGTGGTGCGGTGCATGTACTACGTGCGCTCTGCCCGGACACCGGATGCGGCGCTACTGCGCGACGGATCGCTTGCGATGCTCGGCGCGCTGGCGATGGCCGATTTCAACATCACCGCAGCTAAGACGGTGACATTCGGCGCTGCGCCGGATGCGCAGACAACGGGCGGCGCGGTGACTATCGACTGGTCTGCTGGTCAGAAGCACACGCTCACCCTGAGTAGTAACGCCACCAGCGTTGCGTTCACAGCCCCTCCGGGTATCGGCAACTTCATGTTGGTGATCAAGCAAAGCGGTGCGGCCAACTTCACAGTGGCGGGTTGGGCTGCGAGCGTGAAGTGGCCTGGTGGAACTGCTCCGGTGATCACGACGGGCTCGGGCAAGGTGGACGTGCTTTCGTTCTACTGGGACGGCACCGACTATTGGGGCCAGTACGCTCAGAACTTCCTGTGAGTTTTGCATGAAGCCGATCAGTGTACGTACGCGCGGGGCATGGACGGTGGCGGGCGGTGTATCCGCCCTTGCCGCGCTGCAAGACGAAGACGACGCAACGGGCGGTGTGCTCAATCCCGCGACTGTTGGCGATGGCTTCATTTGCCGCATGGCGGCAAGCGGATACCCCGTAGTAGGCGATCTGACGTTGACGGTGCGTGGCCGTCGTGTCGGTGCATCTATGTCCGTGGAGTTCGGCGTTGTCACTGGAGATCCCGGCGACGGCGGTGCGCTCAAGACGCTGCTGAAGGACACAGTGGTTGTGCCCAACTCCATCACAACGCTGACGAGAGTTTGGCCTGCCACCAAGCAACACCAACTCCGCGATGCGGATAACGTGTGGTTTGGTTTGCGTGTGACAGCGGCGGGCGGCACGTCGCAGCTTCAGATTGCAACGCTGGACCTTTCGTTCTCGGCAGTTGATCCAGTGGGTGCATGGAACGCAGACCTGGACGCACAGCCGGATAGCACTTTGACGTGGTTACGGATGGGCGATGGCCGCGCTCGGCAAGGGATGCGAATCAACGGCGAGTGGTACGCGCCTGACGGAGTGACGCCGATTGAACGTGATCGCTCTGGCCTGCCTGAAGACGTTGACGGCAAGCGCGAGGCGTCGCGTTGGGTTGACGGCTGGGGGCCGGTCTAATGGCAATCCCCACAGTAGAAGGCGCAGCAAGCGCACAGACGAACAGCGGCACGACCGTCACGGTGGACATATCGACCATCGACGGCGGCGCTGCGCCTTCAGTTGGCGACTTGCTGTTGGCGGTTTGCACGATTGACGGCTCGCTTGGAACCGTCAATGAGCATATCCGAATCACAAGCAGCGAAGGCAAGTGGCATCGCGTCAACAACTGTCACAACTTTTCCCGCTCGGGGATGTTCTATAAGTTCCGTGAGAGCGGCGACGACAACACCGTAGACTTCGTGTCGCTGATCGGCTCAAGCGAACAGATCATTGCGGGCATTATCTGTGTGCGCGGCGTAGACACGGCGCAGCCGATCGCTAGGTACTCGCAGAACCTAATCACTGACGACGTTCCGGTTTGTCTCGCAGAGACAACGCCAGTCGCAGATTGCTTGGCGCTCGCCTGGTACACCGTTGACGATGATATTTGGGGAACGGAAACTCCACCGGCAGGGTGGACCGAGCACATAGATACGATCACTAACGATAGCGGCATGTATGCGTTCTCCCAAGGCTTCGCGTCGGCGTCCACGAGCACGGGCACGGCGGCGCTGTCAGATCAAGGCGCTGGAACTGACGGCATCGTTGGTCGGATGATTGTCCTACAGCCGCCGCAGCCGATCAACGCCAAGGACGTTCGCACTAAGGCTGGCTCATTCCTATCGGCTACCGCGACCGGTAATCAGGACATTACGGGTTTTGGTTTCGACGTGAAGGCGCTCATCCTGTGGACCACCGCAGCCGATGCCGGTCCTAACGCGAACGCCACATACTCGCACGGCATCGGCGCTGACGATGGTGTGACCGGCGTGCAGCAACGGTACGTCGGCGCGTGGCACACAAGCGGTGGAGTGAACGAGGCGGGATACAGCGGCATCGGTGAAATCCTCAAGGTCTACCAGAGCGCCAACAGCACGCTCGCGTCGCCCAACTCGTCGGCGGTCTACAGCAAGATCACGGATGGGTTCAGGCTCAATTGGGCAACGGCTGAAGGGACAGCGAGGCGCGTTCACTACATCGCGTTCGGCGGTGCCGACTTCCGCGCCACCGTGATCTCGGAAGCAGGCAACACGTCACCAGTGACCGGCTTGCCGTGGCGTCCACATGCGGCTCACGTTGTCAGTCAATGCCTCAACTCCAACGCCGACCAAATCCGCACCACGGCTGGGCTAGTGTCGTTGGGGTGGATCGACTTCCAGTCAGGCGGCTCGTGGTGCGTGGCAATGAACACGAACGACGGTAACCAACCGCAGTTCACATTCCGCGACAGTGCATTCATGGGGCAGGTCGATGCCGGGGCGCTGACGTATGAACTGATCTACAGACAGACCACCTCTGACGGCTGGACGTGGACCAACAGCAACGCCGACTTCTTCTTCGCGCTGTGCATGAACTTCGATGCGGCTGGTACTGGCACCACCTTCCCGTTCGACGTGTCGTTCGATGAGTCTGACGCGAGCGGCACGAACGGCGCTGATCAAACGCTGCCAGTATTCAACGCTGGCAAGACGATCCAGGCTCGCCACGTCGCAATGACGCAGAACGGTACAGACATAGACTCCGCAGCAGCCAGCTATTCGCTGGGCTGGGTCAACAGCGACTTGACTCAATACGTCGTGGGCGTCGGCAAGACTGGCAACGTCAGCGAGAAAGAATGGATCGCTGATCACGCCTTGGTATCCGGCACGGCTGGCAACCTGGACACAACGGCGAAGCAAGGCTCATTCACCAGCAAAGACATGATCGACTGGTCGATCAATAACAGCACCTACTACATGCTAGGTCTGTTCACGATGGGGCAAGGGTTAGATCCCAACGCGCAGCAGAAGCCAATCTTTTTCGGGTGTAACTTTTAGCGAGCAAGGTGTTGTCATGGCAGGTTGGGGCATACAGCCGTGGGGCTTGGGACCGTGGGGCGGCGGCGCACCGCCAGTCGATACACTGTTTTTGGTTACGAACGCGGACGGCGGGCCTGCGATCCTCGACGTGAAGGGGGGCACTGTGATCATCGTTCACGGCGTATCTTTCGCGGACCCGATCGTGTTTGAGCTTTTGGACGGCGGCAATAACGTAGTCGGCTTGACGTACTATCCGTTCGCCAACTTAGACCTACGCCCCGCGAAAGCCGTGGTCGGCACGCCTGCGTTGCCCGCTGGCGATTACACGCTGCGCGTGCAGGGTTCACCACCGGAATCTAGTACGCTACAGGTGAGCTACGTTCGGTACGCAGAGGAAATGAAAGTCCAGCGCGTGCGCGGGCGCTTCGCGCCGTTTTGGGCAACGGGCGAACGGATATTGCAATGACAGCACGCGTAGGTAGTGGGCTATTCAGAGCGTTGCTCGACGCCATCCACGGGTCTGACAATCAGATCGGCGGCAGCGCGTTGACGCGTTTGCGATTGCCACTGTTGGCTGGCGACGCGATCATCGCTGTCGACGCCACGTTCACGTTTGGCGAAATGGTAGACGGCGCTGGCGACGGACGCGTTGTGATCGGCGGCGAGATCATCGGCTTCACCGGGCGCACCGTAGACACGTTCACCGGATTGACGCGCGGCTTAGAAAGTTCAGCCATCACCGATCAGTATCCGCCTCATACGGTGGTGTTTGACTGGGCGGCAAACTCAAGTGCGCTCGACTTGGTGCGGCGTGGGATCTCGGTCAACTACGCGATCGGCGTCGACTTGGACGTGATCGCGCGGAACCTTGGCTTGCGTAAATGTTTTCCGTTCACGGATGCGCAATGGCGCGCGTACATCAAAGCCGTCGCGTACCTCCCGAAGCAAACGCTTGACGCGTTTCGCATTGCGCTGGAGGCAATTTACGGCGTTGGTAATTTCGCCGTTTATGAACGCTTGGTATCCGACCCGTACATCGTATGTGTCGAAGTCGAAGGGACTGCGCCTGTCGATGCGTTGGCAGGTAAATTCGTTTTGAACAGCGGCGAGCTTCATGTGACGACCGGCGCTGGGCTGACCGTCACTACCGATCACGCGATCGTGACGTCGCCTGTTGACCCGGCAGGAACGCTTGGCGTGTTCGGCGTGTGGCTAGATACGCCGCTTGCGCGCATGGGCGTGCGCGATGGTGCGACCAACCTCTTCACTGGCGGCAGTTACCTTGGCAGCGTGATCACGTTGGGCGTGAATCCGGGTATAGGCATCGCGGTGATCGTGGATTACAATGGGCACCCGGCGCACTACCTTGCACCCAACGACGCATTTCGTAACGACGGCACTGATTTTCCACCGTATCTATCAGACGATGGTGGCGCAGCACATTGCGCCCTCGATCAGATCAGGGCTGCTGGTGTTGGCCTGAAAGTGAGTATCCGACCATGACTCGCGCAGTAAACCTAGTCGCACAGCAACGCGTCGATCAACCGGACGCGATGGCGTGGTCTGCATTCGGCACAATGGATCTGCGACGCGTGATGCGGCAAGTCATGCTCGGATCTAGTGACGTGCTCGCCAGCATTAGCCGCGTGGTGCGCGGCTTCGCAGTGGAGCCCGAAGTGCCCGGCGCACAAGCGACGGGGTACATTCAGTTGCCTATTGTAGTGGGCGACATTCTCGATGCAGAGACGTTCACTCTGAATGATGGCGTGAACGCGCCTGTCGTTTTTCATTTCACCACAGTCGGCGCTGGCCCGGTACAGACGCCGACTCTGCGCGTGATGGTGCTGCCTACAGTCCAGGCGTTGACGCGTGAGGCGTTCGTGGTGGCTGTGATCAACGCGATCAACGGCGCACCAACACTTGATCTGGTGGCTACGCGCAGCGTGACTGCCGGTCGCGTTGCGATCGAAAACACGCGTACGCGCACGCTTGGCAATCAAGCGATTACGGATACTGTCGTCAGCGCGAACTTCATCACGAACGGCATGGCTGGCGGCAGCAACGGCAACACGCGCGTGCTTGTGCGCATGAGCCTTGGCGGGAGTGGTTACGGCGCGGCGCTTGGCGCTGTCGATCAAGGCGGTGTGCTCGACTGGGGCCAGCTTGCGGGCGACCGTGACGGCGCTGGCAATCTTGAGGGCAGCGCGCAGAACGTGATCGACTTCGCGGGGCAACCTGCTGCTACCTACGCCGTCAAAATGCGCATGGCCTTTGCGGAAGGCGTTGTCGACAATCGCGCGTTTTGGAATCCGACAGCGAACGCGGAGTACATCAAAGCCACGCCCACGCGCGTGCTTCCACAGTGGCAGATCGCGCTAAACCCTGCTGGCCTGGAGTGGATGCCGCTTGGGTCCGTCGTGTGGAACGGCGCAGACATAACGAGCACTGAGGTATCCGACACAAGGATGCGCCCGATCGAAGGCGCACCGGATCCGGCTGCTGGCGACGCAGTGCAGCGTTGGAGTGCGGCAGCGCAAGAGACAGCGGCGTTCGGGGTTGGCGACTTCGATCGATCGACAGACCGTGGCGATGCTCCCGGTGTATCCGGCGTATGGGAGATCCTGCGAGCGCTTGGAAGGCAAGTGCAGGATCTGAAGGGTGCGCGTGAAGGCGACGGGCGCTTCGATTGGTTCTCGCGCCCCGCCGCACCGCCCGGATTTTACGACGCGGACCCGACAACGAAGAAGTCGAAGTCGCTGCGCACGCTCGACACGGTGTCATTCACAATCTCTGACGGCGAGTCTGATCAAGGCGACTTCAACGGCGTGACTGCGTTTGACGACTGCATGCAGTTCATCGAAGCGAATCAAGACAGCCTGCCGTACCGGATTGAAATCGTATTCAAGGACCGCCGACCTAATCCTGTGTATGCGGGCTACGCGCCCCCAACATGGGTGCCTGCAATAAACCGCGAAGCGGGGCACACGCTTGCGGATACGGTCGACGTGCCTCGATGGAAGTGGATCACGCCCGTGCTGATCTACAACAAGGACATCCGCATATCACAAGCAGCAGGCAACGCGTTGCCCGGCAATCAGCAGGATCTCGCTGCGTGGAAGCTGCAAAGCCCGGTCGACACGCTTGCTGTGACATTCAAGCCGCTGCGTGGCATGGGTTCTGTCGATCTAAGCACAGTGGCCTTGGGCACCACAACGCCGATGCTCCGTCTGTACGGCGAATCGAAGCTGACTGTTGCTGACGTTGAATTCGCAGACTTTGCAGAGCCTGCCACAATGAGCCTCTTCGACTGTGGCGTCGAAACGCAAGTATGCATGCGGAACGTCGCGTGCCGCCCTACGCCACTCGGATATGCAGGCGCTTCGCCGTCTGGTGTTGCGGCCACAGGGTTCTCGCTTCGCGCGTCGCATCAAGGGCTGCTGCTGGATCGCTGTGAGTTCGGCGGGAACTGTTGGCTTGGCGGCGCGATGGTCGATGCCACGCTTGCAGCAGCCAACCCGTCGCTCCCGGCAGCTAACTACTACGGCGAGGTTATCAACGGTATTGGGGGGCTGGTTCAGTACACGTCCTTTTTCACGCATGTTCGCATGCGATACACGAACACGTTTGGCGTGGGCGAAGCGC